CTCGGCCTGATAGCCCGTATCCTGGACGAAGCGCAGCGGGATGCTGGTCTCCGCATAATTCTCGCGATCCTGGCAGGTGCCGACGCTGTTGAAACAGCGCGCTTCGCCGGTCACGCCGAGCGCCGCCATGCACGGCGCCACGCCGTAGCTCAGCGCGCAGACCGGCAAGTCGATCTCGACGAAGGTGAGCCACTTGCGCAGGGTCACTCTTGGTTACCTCCGCGCTTGGGGCCAAGCCGATAAAGCAGCCATCCGATGGGGCCAGACACGGCAACGAAGACAATGACCGCCAGCACGCTACTGACCTGTGCAGCACAGCCGGCAAGGTCGATATTGGCCCTGATGAACGTCCACACGTCATAGCTGTGATCGAGCGCCAGGTCGTGCGCGTCACAGCACGCGCCGATCCACCCGTTGAGCCAGTCGCTCAACGGTCCTGCCGTACAGCTGTCGTGGTACATCAGAGCGCGAGGCCTATCAGTGGTAACCCGATATCGATCTGGCCGGTCACTTGGCTGATCGTGGGCTTCGGGTTCCCGTCGAATTTGGCGAAGCCGCATTCATGTGGATAGAGCGCCGGCGCCCACGCGAAGAAGAAGGGCTCGCGGGCCTCCACGAACGGCCGCATGTGCTCTCGGTACCAGTCGCCATCAAGCAACCGGAAATCGACGCTGGTACCGAGACGTTGAGAGGTGATGATGTCGCCGAGGAAGTCGCCATTCTCAGCCACCCCCGCGAGCATTTCCACATCGCGGGCGTCGAACAGCGGGGCGTGACCTGGAGGGACGCCGTGAGGCATGCGCAACAGGCGGCCGATATAGACCACGGCCGCCTGCGGCTCGACTTCGCCGGGTTCGAGCTTGACTCGGATGCTGGTGTAGTAGCCAGCCTCGAAGATCGCGAGGATCGGACTGTCATCGCCCGGCACCAGCTCGGCCAGCACTTCCCAATCGGCGCCGGGCTCAGCGGTGATCCCTTCAATAGCGACTGCAATCTGAGCGGAGCCGAAATTGTGCCGCGCGATGCCAACACTGTCGATCTGGTCGCCGCTGGTCAGCACAAACGTGAGGGACTGGCTCGCAGTGCTGCCGGCCTTCCACAATGAGCTGGTTTGCGGGTTGGCGAGATTGGTGGCGGGATAATCCACATCCTCCTGATCGGCTTCGATCCCGTCGAAGGTGAGCACGTTGTTCCAGAGGAAGGCGGGCCACAACAGCGAGGCACCATCCGCTGGCGAGAGGACGATGCTAGGGGCGAGATAGATACTCATGCGGCGCGAATCACGTTGATAAGCGACTGGTGCCCGCCGTCCGCGATGCCCTTGGTTAGTTGCTCCGCGAATTCATCGACGTTCATCATACCCGAGCCCCGTATGGTGAGGTTGATCGAGCTTCCCTGCTGGGCAACAGGCGCGGCGGGCGCAGCGCCACTTCCCACCGACGCTACCCGCGAACTACCCGGCTTGGCGCTCATGATTGTCGCGATTTGAGCAGCACCGGCGGCGCCGATGGCAATCGCCGTGGGCCATGCGAACATGCCACCCTGCGCCAGCGCCTTCGTCACGCCTTCCGCGGTGTTCACAGCAGCGTTGGCGGCGGCAAGGAGCTTGTTGTCCTCGAACATCCCCGACAGAATGCCGGTGATCTGGCCAACCGAGCCGAGGACACTCGACGCAGCAAGAAGATTGGCCCTGTTGACGGCCTCTCCGTACTGTTCCCAACTGATCTGGCCCGCGTTGAGCAGTGCCCCCAGCTTGTCCATGTTGGACTGGAGTTCCACGAGGGGATCATTGGCGGCCTGTAGCAGTGGCGCCACGTCATCCATCATCTTGCGGTAGGTTTCCGCGAGCTGCTGCGCGGCCTTCTCGGCTTCCTTAAGTGCTTTCGGATCGAGAAGAGCGAGTGGCTTGTTGCCGTTATCGTTGTCTCCGCGCATCGACTTGAACATGTCGGCGACAGCATTCTCGCCATCGAACATCTTCGTTGTGAGTCCACCAACAATTCCATCCACATCGACAAGCTCGGGGACACGGGCGCCGAATGCAGCGGCCCAACGCTTCGCAGCCAGGTCGCCGGCTTCAGCCGCCTCGGCGGCCAGTTCGAGATATTTCTCCGTAGCCCAGGTCTCATCCATGTCGCCTTCCGACCCAGAAAGTCCGAGCAAATTCGACGCTCCAACGCTCCTAAGCCCGGCACGGATCAGGTTCACGAACTTCGCGTAGTACTCATACACGGTCGCGAACATGGCCATAAACCCAGCAGCTATTCCGGAAGTGAGAGCGTCGAAAGTTGCTCCGATGGCATCGGAGCCGTTCTTGAGGAAGGTGAAAAGCTTGTTGGCCGGCTGTTCAACCTTCTCGATGCTATCGCCCAAGCCATCGGTCGCCGTCGCCGCGTCGTAGAGCTTCATCGTCACGTCCCCGAGGATGATGGCCAACACGCCAAACCCCGTCCCGGCGATCGCAAAACGTAGCCCTCTTAGCGCCAAGGACAGCGCGCCGGTTGCCACTGTGGCTGCGCCCGCGGCTACAACGTACTGCACGCCCATCAGCGTGACGTACGAGCCAGCCCAGAAGGTCAGGCGCTCAAAATTCTCGCTGAGAATCTTTGCGGCCTGAATTGTTGGCTCAATGGCACCTTTGATGGCGTCGGCCACGCCAATCAGAGCCTCCGAGATTGTCGATGAAGTGCCAACCGCCTTATCGACGCGTCCGACAAATTCCAGCAGCGAGTTTCCAATCAACAGAAACGCATCTCCGATGGTCGCCGGCATCGCATCGGCCTCGTCGCGAAGCTTCTGCAGCTGCGATGTCATGCCGTACATCTTGTCGGTGGTGATCTTGCCCTCGGCGCCCATCTTGCGAAGTTCGAGGGTCGATACGCCCATACTGTCGGCAAGCGCCTTCGTCACACGATCCCCCATCGACAGGACCGTATTGAGGTTTTCGCCGCTCAGCTTGCCGAGCGACATGGCCTTCGACCATGCATTTAGAACGGTGGTTGCCCGCTCCCCTTTGGCGCCCGAAATCACCAATGCATTGTTCAGTGACTCCGTGAGGTCGAGTTGCTGCTCGGTCGAGTAGCCCAGTTCCTTGAGCGCCGTTGCGTTGAGCAGAAAACTATCTGCCGTTTGGCCAAGCGAGCTGTAAGTGCGCCTCGCCATCGTCGCGAGACGCCCCATGACGTTAATCGCCGCCTCTTGGCCCCCGACCGCGTTTGCAACTCTGCTGGTCAAGTCCGTCCAAGTGTTGGCGTATCGAATCAGCGCGCTGACGCCGAGCGCGGCGCCAGCGGCGGTCAACAGCGGTGTGAGCGCCCGCATCGCCCGAGCCATTGCATCGGTTGCTCGCTCCGCCCGGCCGGCATCCTGTTCAAACTTCTTGAGCCTATCACTAGCGACGACAACGCCGTCGCTTCGGACCTCAAGTCCGAGCGCCGCAATATCCATGGCATTGCTCCCGGGTGCAGTTGAGCGTTATCGTCCGCGCCCTTGGGACGGAGGGGTCGATGAAGCGACTGATGGTTGGTGTTGTTCTTGCGACAGCAGCGACGCTACCGGCGATGGCGTGCAATTCCGAAATGCTTACCGTCGTTGATTGGCAGGCAATTAAGAACGAGCAGAACAGGTTCTTCCCGTACGTGCTTGAGGCAACCGTTCAGTACAACGGCGACCGCCCCTATCGAATGGTCCATGCCGGCGTGATGTTCGCAGACGTACTCGGAAAGGGCATCGGCCAAGTGAACCTAGAGCGAGACCAGAACGTCACGCCAGGCGAGACAATTATCGCAGATGGGCTGGTCACGGTTGACGAGCGCATCGCCACCATCAACCGCGCTGATGTGGTGACCCGCACCTGTGTCTGGTCCATCGTCTACGACGACGGCACGGTCGAGAAGTTCGACTAGCCTGACTCGACTCCCTGCCGCTTTGGAGTTGGATAGCGGGGGGGCAGTGAGTCCCCTAATTGCGTTCTATCTTCGAGGACGCGGCCTTGCGAGCTTCAACGACTGAGTTGAGGCGATCAACCTGAATCGCCATCAGCGTCCATGGTAACCTAAACGACAGCAGGAACGCCGTCGTAGCGAGACCAAAGTACAACCGCTCTAGCCATGCAATCTCGACCAAATGCTTCTTCTCATCCAAGAGAGAGGAGGCGAAGATGACGGTCAACGTTACCAGGTATAGGCAGAACAACCATTTTTGCCGGGTCATCTTTGCCTTGATACGCTTTTGATGGATGGCCGCCATGCGCCAGCCACCCGGCAGCATTGACTGGTCACCCAGCAGCGTCATCACCGCTATTAGGAAACCAGCGAGAATTGAGAAAACCGTCACTATGACGCCCGTTGCGCGCTCATTCGCGCGGATGAGCTCTCCGCCAAGTAGGAATGCCAGGAGCCCAGCGGCGATACAGAACGCCCCAAAGGCCCAATGCCCCCACGGGATCTTGGACCCCTTGTCATCCATTTTCTGGCGCGCGCAGTTCTTGGTCAAACGTTACAAGATGTCCCCATGCCTCTTGGTGATGGACAGACTTACCAAACTTCTGCATGGCAACAGTCTTGGACAGAAGGATGTCTGCGGCCCGAACCTTCCGACCCGTCATCGTCTCGATTTGGAAGCCGTCGTCTCCCTGATCGAGAACTGTTTCGGCCAACTGTTGCAGGCTGTCACGGTCCACTTGTGTCCCCTTCCGCTTATCGAATGACAGCGACACCTCAACCTTGAGGTTCTCCGCCTCCTCGGGGAGGGCATGCTCAATAGCGAGCAGGTCCTTGATCTCATCAAGTATAGTCCCCGTCACCTTCTCGATGACGGTCGTTCGCCCACCGCCTTCGGTAGAAACAGCATGCGCTACCGCATTCATCCGAAGTTTATGCACGCCCTCCTCGGCAATGAGGGCTAGCTTGTCCACATCTACACGTTTGCCCAAGGCAAAATGAACTGCTCCAGCGGCCTGCCCCATCGCCGCAGCGAAATACTCGACATAAGCCATGAATGCTCCATCCGGCAGACCACATCGACAGATCAGAACGGAGTTCCCACGCACATGCAGCATCATCTCCCCGTCGAGGAACTCCATTCCCGCCGGAGCCTCTGCTAATTGCACGCCTGGCTCGTTAACTGGTAGCACCTGGATCAGGTCATCTGGCGTGTAGCCGACCAGGTGAATCAGCAGGTGATCGGCGCTAATGTGCAGAGATCGGCATTGAACAAATGACTGGCCCGAGGGCGCGGTCCGGTCCTGAGGAGGCGCGTCCTGTTGATGAATTGCCCTGAGCACACCTTCAAGTGTGCCAAATCCTGCAAAGTCATTGACGTTCGCTGCCTCGCGCAGCGTTAGAGTCCGATTTATCACTTATCCCCCCGGAGAATATGCAGGGAGTAAAAGCCTACAGCGTCATCTTGTCGAGTCTTAGTCGTGCGGCCTCGATGTTCACGGCAGCTCGGTCATCTCCAATGAATAGGGCGATCCCGAAGGATCGCCTCAGCCCAAGAAATACCGCCTGAACTCGATGATGCTGGCGACGCGGAGCTTTTGTACAAAGGCGCCGAGGTCATCCCCGAGCGCCGGCGGCAGTGCCGGCGCCTAGGTTCGCATGCAGGGTGCCTATGATACCTGGCATGCTGAGCGCGATGTTGACGTGTCCAACATTCCGACCCTTGAGGTCGCATGAGGGCTCCTACCGTTTAGCCACCTGCTCCAACCCATCCTTGATCGCCAATGCCCCCTCGGCGGGCGACGGTTTCGCGGCATGCGCCTTCAAGAACTCATCATCGATCATCTCGATGAACTCGATCTCGTAGGGTGCCAAGCGCACTCCTGATCGGCGCAGGAAGGCATCAATATCGGCCCATTCGATAGGGGCGGGGCCGGAGTTTCCTGCCCCCTTGCGCCGCCTGATCCGCGACCAGGCGTGCCAGACGTAGCTGATCTCAGTCGGAAACGGCGGCATGGCCAGCTCGGCTTCCAACTCGGACACAACGTCCGCCCTGCCCTTTCGGACAGCTCGATCCAGACGGGATTCCAGTCTGTCGCGACGGCTGCGCCCCTCCTGGTCCTGCTCAAGGAAAAATGCGCGCTCGGCGAACGCCCTCAGGCCTTCTCCGAGCGCCTCATAAAAGACCGCTCATCGCTCAGGAACTCGGTGAGCTGAGACACCAGCGTATCGCCTCGCGCCGGGTCCATGAGCAACTTGACCGCATTCTCATGGCTGTACGGATAGTCCTCGCCGTGGAACTTGATCGGCGTCCAGCCGATGACACGTCCAGCGAGACCTTCTGCCACGCGGCGCAGCACCTCGGCAGTGCTTTCGTCCTCGCCCTTCCACTTCCGGCCGTTGACGCGTGCCATTTCCTGCGCCTTGGACCGGGAAAGCTGCTCCTTGCCCAGACGCTCAGCAAGCGCCGTTGCCTGCGGGTGGCCCGGACCGGCGATGAACCACTTCCATCCGGTCGGCGAGCCGTCGCGACGCCTGACCTCCATCTCGGCCTGATCGACGGCCGCCAGTTCGTCCAGGTCGAAACCTACGATCTCGGTCTCCTGCTTGGTCATGCTCACGACCCCATAACCGCGCTACCGACCTCGTAGACGGCCGTATTAATGCCGATTTGGAAGTTGCGCCGCACGACGTTCGAGACATTGCCGAGGTTGGGCGGCTTCGTCATCACAAGGCCCCCATAGTAGAGGACCGAATTGCTGTAGCTCGGGCCGCGCGCATCGGCGAATTCGACCTTGAATGGATAGTTGAAGTCTACCGCCTCGGCAGCGATCAGGGCCTTCTGACCGTCATCCAGCGGGTCACGACCGACCACCACGGTCTGCGTGCCGGCGTCCCGCGGACCCTTGAACTTGCGAACGCGACGATCGCCGACGGCGGTGAAGGTGATCGCTTCGGAGCTGTCACCGAACTCGCCGAAGTCCTCGACCTCCTCGACTTCGACCCAGCCGTCGAGGCCTTCGAAATATGCGATTGCCGCTTCGTCGGTCATGGCGTTGACGATACCGGGGACAAGGACCGTGGCCGAGATGTGCAGCCGCGAGCCCGCGTTCTTGTGGTTGGCCATCGTGGTTCTCCTTAAATGGTTGACGAAGAAAGCCCCGCTCGGTGGCGAGGCGACTATCCGGTTGTGCCGGGATTGATCAGGCTGCGCTGCGGCGGCGCCTGCGGAGCTTTGGCGGCGGCAGCGGCCCGCTGATCACCGGGCGCTGGCGCAGGTCGTAGACGGGCACACCGGCCTGCTCGTAGGCAGCGCGGATCGCGAACAGTAAGCCGTTGAGATAGACCGCCTCGGCGCCGGACACGACACCGTCGAAGAACGCTGGATTGATGAAGCGCGTACCTGGCGGCGCCTTCTGTCGAATACGGCTCGAGCTGTAGACCACAATCATGCTGGCATCCTCACGCGAAGGTTTCGTAGTAGATGCTCACCGGTGTCAGCCAACGGGCGCGCTCGGTATCGCGAAGTCCCCTGCTCACATGCGGCCGGCGCGTGATCCGAAGCGTCACAGCACCGTGTGTAAGACGCAGGTCAGTGGCGAAGTAGTCGGCGACCGTGCCCGCGATTTCTCGGGCAACTGTCTCATGGTGAGGCGCGCCGGGGACAGTCAGAACGGCGACCTGCAGAAACCCCTGCATCAGTTGCGACGCGTCGGACCCAACCATCTGGCGGTCGGGGCGGTTCGGGAAGTGAGTGACCTCAAGGCAGTTGCCTGCCGGTAGCGCCTCTTCCTCGCCGGGCCAGAGAATGGGCAGCGCGGGCGACAGCACGAGGCTTTCTACCCGGGCACGCAACGCCAACCAGATGCTGGTCTCGATACTCGGCATGGTCTAAAACCTCGCAATGTCCGACGAGAAGCCCATCACCAACGAGGCCGCGGAACGCCGCCTTGGCGTCGCGCTCGATGCGTTGGGCGATGCGCCCGGAGAGACACCGCTGGCCGACA